CCCAATCAGCAACAGCGAGCCGACGATCTCTCTGATTCAGAGTTCGATGAATTTGCGTTTGTGGATGAGTCCGCATTAACCGAAGTGCTTGAGGATATCGCTGATGCAAGCGAGACTTGACGCTCTCAACCCTGAGTTTTACTTTGACAGGCGAGTCAGTCGCTACCGCTACACAGCAACGGGACGGCTTGCACCAAAGCAAGCAATCCTTAGCCTGACCAAAACCTATGTAGCCACTCAGCAGCGAGAACTGATCCAATTGGGCAAGCGCTTTGCCGATGGGCAGGTGGATGAAAACGACTTCCTCCGGAACGCTGCTAAACGGTTGAGAGCGATCCATCTCTCAATGGCAGTGTTGGGCAAAAACGGACATGAGAATATGACAAGCAACGATTTTCTGATTATTGCTCGTGAGTTGAGACGACAATATTACACAGGTTACGGGGATGACTCAAAGCCTTACGGGTTGCGGCATTTGGTCAAAGATTGGAATGGCGGCACGCTGAGCAAAGCGCAATTCGTCAATCGCGTTAATCTGTTCAGCCAATCCGGTAAAACATCGTATTGGGCAATGCGAGAATCAGCGGCGATCGCTGATGGGAAGATTTACGCCAAAAGAACTCGACATGCTTCAGAGTCTTGCCCTGACTGCATGGCATGGGCGTTGATGGGCATCCAACCGGCTGGAGTGTTGCCGATTCCGACGCAACGTTGTGCTTGTAAAGTCAATTGCAAGTGCAAGATCAAATACTACACACTCAGCGAGGTCGAAAAGATTCGAGGGATTGGCTAAAGCGTTACCCCATCTCGGATCTCAGGCAAGGTCACCATCAACTGTGCCACCCGTGGCGGGATCTTATTCTCGTTGATTAACTGAATGGCAATCCGTCTCGTCCGTGGTCGCAGTTGATCACGATCAGAGCGAATCTCGCCAGGGAATGGCATCAAGTCGAGCGGATTGAGCTTTGAATCTTTGCCGCCAAAGCCGTTAAATAATCCGCTCCAACCGTAAGCATGAACCTGCGCTGCTGTGTTCGCATCACGCCTGTGGAACTTTTCGAAATATTCCCAAGCTTGCAAGATCAGCCGGATTGGTTGATCGCCAAAGTTTTCGTGATTTAGGCGCTCGTCAAGACATCCAAGATATTGGAGTCGCCAATAGATTTCGCCCCATTCGATAACGGGCTGCTGCTCGATTCGATCGAGGGTTGCCCCATCAACTCCCCCTCATCTTCGCCATCAACAGTGTCGCCAATCAGCCCAGCTTCGACCTGGTAGAAGCGGTAGATCTCAGCAATGAGCGGTGTGGGTAAGTTGCGGGTATCGTCGATCGTCCATTCAGGAGCTCCGAGTTTTTCACGCCCACGCTCGTCAAGTAGGTATCCCACACTACCAGCAGCCAGCTTAGAGGAAAGGGGGAGAGTTTCCAGAGTGTCGCCCCCTGAGTATCCATCTACCGTTACTGTAATGTTCCCAAAACGTATTTTGGATTGTTGCTCAATTTCTTCTAAGCCTGTTTCAATAAACAGTTCAGTCGCCTTATCTTTGGCATTGGCAACAACTGTCACAGGATATGCAATTCGATTTTGAATCAGCAACGTCACAGCCTTGATGGCGATCTCCTCCTGATTGCCCTGTCCGCTGATAAACTCATCGACCTGTTCAGGAGTCATCCATTCATAGATCCCCATGGCAGTCGATTCTTCTTCGTCCACCACTTCAACAGGGGCTTCATTCTCTACGGCTGCGGACTTGATTGGCATATTAAATAGACGCTTACGGGCTTCAGCCTTAGTGATGCCCAATTCAGCGGACATTTTTTCGCAGACGCTATTTACAATCTTTTGGATGCGCACAGCTTTACGAGTGTCAGCCTGAAAGTCAGCCGTGTTTTCTTTTGGCGTGATCGCATCAATTTTTTTAAGGTGGACAATGCCGATCTCATCATTGCCAACGGGAACGATTTTGACTTTTGGCTTTGAAGCAAAAGGTAAAAGGCTCATATTCTTAACAACTCAACGGGTGCAGATGGATAGAAGGAAAGTGTTGGCAATTGCAACTGCTGCAAATCTTCTGGAATTCGCACAGTGCAAATCTTTTGACGTTCATGAAACAATTCAGCGGATTCATTCAAACCTTCTCCCGCCCAGACCAACCCAGCCTCTACCCGGTCGTGTTTTATGCGCACATCAACCAGATAGAGACTAGGTGCTGTCAGGAGGTCGAACTGATCCATTAGGCGAGCAACGCAGCCTCACGCGGGTTCGAGTAGCTGAACGCGTTGCCCTGGAAGGTCAGCGTATAGTTATAGGTTTGGAGCGTCCGCACCTGACCGGTTGCGCCACCGTCGGTGATCCGAACCAATCCCTCCATCACGTCGCCGTTAGCCAAGAATGCCTTGGCATACAGGAATTTCTGGATCTCAACGTCATCCGTCAGATACGGCATGATGATCTCTGCATGGCAGCGATCTCCAAGGATTCGGTTGCCGGTTACGGTTAACGTCCGGTTTACGCCGACCACCACATTGGATTGCCCGAAACCAGACCTCATATCGGTAGAGTCAACGGTCTGCGGCTGCATCGGCGGCGACAGGTCAGTAATGCCCAACAGTTCGCGGTAGGGATATGCGGTAACGGTGTCGGTGTCAGCCAACGCAGTTGCGAGCGGGAAGACAGCGACGTTGCTAGCAGTGGTGCCGATCGTCACAGTATCGCCCGATGCAAGCCGGATGCGAGCTGATTTGGTTGGCGAGAATTGGAGAATATAATCGTCGGGCAACGTGATGGATACGTCAGCCGAGAGAGAAACTGTTTGCGCGTTGGCAAGGGCAGCAGCTTCGACAGAAATTACAGAAGGCGGGGGTGTCACCTCCCCGTCCGGGACTTGAGCGATCAGCAGTCGAGCACCATTGGCTACGACTGGATTGGCTGGGAATGGCATCGTGAGAGCTCCAGACAGCTAGATTCTGCCGCACTGTTCCCAAGGCACAAAAAAACCCGGTCATGCCGGGCTGTAGTTGAGGTGGGTGCAAACTTTTAATTTATCTGCTGCAGTGCAGTGTAGTCTTGAATCGACAACCTGCACTGCTCATACGTTTTACTTGTTGCAGGCAAATAAATCGATTTTCGCTCCATTGTAAACGCTGATTCGATTTTGAGGCGCGCTTTGACAAGGTTCTCGTCAAACTTGAAATTGGTCAACATCACTGTCCAAACTCTCGTCATGACGACCAATTGCCCTGATACAGGCTTTGCGTCAAATGCTGACATTGGCTCGATTACACATTGCAGCCCAGTCGTGGATATCGTTGCAGGGATGACGCTACCCCACCAAATAGCGGGCTTACCGTTGGAGAATTTGCCAAGTTCGTCTGCGATCAATACCTGCATCCTAGCGGCAAGATCATTCAGGTCAGCCTTGTGCTCTTCCCAAACAGTGGTCATAAGAAACTCAACCTATAAGAGTCACGTAAATTACCAGTATCCACGATATCCCGAGGGCTGCCAACAACTTCGCCATTCGAGCGAAACGTTGTTTTATCCCATTCCCAGATCGGGGATTCAATCATCTCAGCAAACTTATCCCCAAGTTCGTAATTCAGTGCTTCAAATGCGGACTGATGATCGCCCAACTCGCGAAATAATTCGGCGTAACGTTGGGGCAGATTCACCTCAGCAAGCGCAGCATCAGTCCAACGTCGGGGCGGCATCTCAGTCCCGTCGAACCGTTTACGACCTTCATGCACGTCAGTGGCATAATCAGCCGCCCATGCGTGCGTCGCAAGTTGTGGCGGGATTTTGGGCGGATTCCAGTTGAGTTTCATGGATCAGTTCTCCCTTGGCTATCCAGCAGAAGTGAGGCACACCGTTAAATGATGCTTGAACCAAAACCTTGCCGTCAGGGCTAAAGTTGGGCTGAATCTGACGATCGATTTTGACAGGGCTTACCGTGTGAACGCAAAGAATACCGGGGCTAACTTTTGGGAGAGGGATCTTTGTTTCAGAGTCTGTCTCTAAATCCTGCGCCCACAGATGATCGCCTACAACGTATTGCATAGTTAGAGTCCGTAATCGACTTCGAGCATTCTAACGCCGTCCTCGACCCACGATGCTACGCGCCGCGTCTCTGTTTCATTCAGTGGACAAATGCACCCAGCAGAGCCGGGATACCCATCCCAACGGTTAGCGTCCTCATGGATGCCGATCGCATTGCGGTATGGGTCGGTTCCGTAGACGCTGATCCAAATACGTCCCAAGCCTTCGCCCCACCAGCCATATTCAGGATCGCCAAGGCTATACAGTCCCTGCGGGCAAGGGCGCATAGACCCTGGCTGATCCTGCGCCAATTTGACCGGCTTTAGCCCAGGCTGCCCTGAAATCACTGTGACAGATGAGACTTCACGACCATCCTTGATAAACGCCAATTTATAGAGGTCAGCACCAAATTGATCGCGTTTGCCCGTGGTGGTCATCTTGAGTCGGGCTGTCATATTGTTGATAGACGGCTTTGGAGTGTCTAGATCCTTGCCATCTTTCAGCAATTTGACGTGCCCACCAAAAGCGATCCAGGTATTGCGCCCGTTGATCGAGAGTTGCACACCATCCTTTTTGCCAAGGGAGAACTTGATATGGTTGCTTCTCAGCGGCGCAAAAGAAGAGATCGGATACTCCGTCCCCTCAGCGACTTGGATAACCTGATCAGGCGGCAGCGATAGCGCTTGATTTGTGGATTGTTTGAAGAATGTTGGATGCGTGACCTTCAGCGCGTACATCAATCACCTCCATACATTCCGGATTCTTCTTTTGCATCTTCCATCTCGTCATAGAGCATTGCTGCCAGCATTCCGAGTACATAATTTAGCTCAGGTTTAGCGCTAGCAGGCAATGCTCCGCTCAGAGACTCAAGCCGCTGAATAACCTCAGCTAAGCACTTCATCCTTTACCCCCTTGCGGGTCTTCGGTGCGACAGGCTCTTGAACTTTCAGGACTTCCCGTAAGACGCGATCGAGAATAGCCGGGTCGTCTTTGATCAATTCCCAATCAGCGTCGGGGATATCGTTGATACCGGGCTCGATCCGGATCTTGGTCGCCCCTACGAGCATCGTAAAAGCGACCTTATGAAAATCACGTTCTGTTAGATATTCGACGATCATGATTATGCCTTGGCGAAACGGTAGAGACGGGCACGGTACGGACGTTTGTAAATAACCTCAGAGGTCGCACAAAGCCCAGTCAAACGGTAGGTCATATTGTCGTCTAGCAGACGCACCGGTAGATATTCGATGTTGGCAAAATGCCGAATCATGTTATCTTCAGACGCTTCATAGAACAGCATCCATTCGCGGTCATTGCTGGATGCACCGGTGATCAAGCCACCTTCACGCAAGCCGTCTGATGACATTTCGTTGACAACATCAAACGCCGAAATAGACGGCATTTCGTTGTTGCGCAGCAGCATCTGCATCGGGGTGCCATCAGCAGAGCCGTCCGTAAAGCGTCGAGTCATGTGAACCCGGACATCTTCTGAGGACAGCACGCGAGTGGCTTCGACCGTCAACTTAGAGGACTTTCGGAAGTCAGAGGCTTGCACCCGGAAGAAATCGTAAATCGCGTTCGGATCAGTCAGTCCAAGGAACGTTGCATAGTTAACGTCGATCACCTCGACAAAGGCATTGTTGATCAGTCCGGACATGCCCAAACTGGAATCACCAAACACAGCTTTGTAGTGCATCCATTCACGCAAGCCCTTCTCCAATGCAGCCGTGTACTCAGCGACGACATTGGTATAAGGCAAATACGTGTTGGTTTGAGCCATCTCCTGCGCCCGTAGCTGAGTCCAATCCCACTCAGCGGCTAAAACGCCGGTAACGGTTTTGTACTCATCCATGTTGATCCCGAAGTTGGCTAGCGGGATCGTGGTAGCCTTGCCGCCATAGTTGACAGCTTGCCCGGTGTGGTCGATGCGTCCCATCGCGATCTTTTTCGCGCCAAATGGGAGATCGCCGATCGCGTTGTGATAACGTCCGTCGTATCCCCAATATTCGGGATACTGTGTATCGATCAGTTGTGTTTCGTATTTGACGAGGCTCTGCTCTAGGAATTTCCCGGCAAGAACCACTTCTTGAGATACTGGCATTTTTCCTTACCTTGTCATTGCGAGAGAGTGATTACAGGTTGCCGGGAGTGCCCAGACGGACAATCACGAGCGAGTTAGCAGCAGCAACACGATGAAAGCGAGCGCCGGGGAGAGATGAGGTTTCGTTCGTGACGTTGGTCTTACGCACACGACCGAGCACAGTGCCGGCAGCACCGGAGGCATAGCGATAAAACACCGGATCGCCCGGAACAACGGCTTCTTCAGTGATCATCCAAACGTCGCCGACGGTCATCACGCCGACCAAAACGTTTGTGCCTTGCGGATATCCGATTTCGTTCTCTGCAATAGGCGCAGGGTTTGAGCCATATGCAACAGTTGGAGCCCGCAACAGATCACTAAATGGCAGCCCCCACTCCTCGTTCAGGAATGTGACACCTAGCGGCGGCTGAGTCGCAGCAGCGGCAGTAGGCAGGATTAAGCCTTTGCCGGTGGTATCGGATGGGTTGACAACGACAACGCGTCCAAATGGCAGTTTGCCTGCCATGCCGTTTTCATAACCTTGAACAACGCCATCTAGGATGCGGGGAGCGGAGGTTGCAATCTGCCCCTCAAACGCTAGCCCCTGGCGAAAATTAATAGAGGTTTGTGGCATTTTGTTTAACTCCAGGGATTAGTATTTCTTGAGGGAAGCGCCAAGTCCGTTCTTCTTGATCCGCTCGTCCCGCTTGGCTTTCATGCCATCAACATTGCTAACCGTTGCGCCATCAGCGCGAGATTTGTCGATATCACCGAACAGGGAGGACACATGATCTTGCCGAGCAGGGGTGGCATCAGGAGGCAGCGACGCAAACATACCAGCCAAATACTCAGCCGATTTGCCGTCGAGTTTTAGCCCGGTGCGCTTTTCCAAGTAGGTTCGCTGAATATCAGCAGCGTCCATCTGAATCAGCGTTTCAGCTTTGAAGTCAGCGTCTTGCGACTGCATCCAAGGCAGAACTTTACTGATGGCATCCAGCCGTTGAGAGACGATAGCGGCGATCGCGTCTGCGTCCACCCGGTTAGATTTCAGCTCATCGTTTTCAGTCTTTAGACCAGCAACGGTGCCTTCCAAAGCTGCCTTCTCAGATTCGAGGGCATCAATGCGCTGCTGCAAGCTGGCTAGCTTTTGATTAACGGAATCAGTATGCTTGACGAGATTTTGATCAGCCGTCTCAAAGTCAAGCCCGTCAAGCTTGAGCGCATAGACTTTGGTTGGCGTTGCTTCTGTTGTCATTGCAGAAAGTGGGATAACAATTTTCTGCTGCACTGTTCCCAAGTCGTTTCGCACCCATTCCGGGATTGCGATCACGTCATCGCAGTGGTAAGTCCACAGCTCAAAACTAGGCTCGTCTGCATCCACCCTGATGGACACCTCAGCCCCTGCCCTACCACGAGGGACGATCGCCACATGATTGCCGATGCGATCCGCTTGCTCAAAAAGCCCCTCATCAATTCGGCGTAACTCGGGCACGGCATAGCCACAGGACAACTCACGTTCGCCCGCCAATACTGCGTCAATCGCATCTTTGTGCGTGATAGTCCCCGACATCCAAAGCAGCCCATTCTCATCAATGTGAGCGGCTGAGCCCAAAAAGCCTTTGAAATGCTGTGCGGCATTGTCAGCGGTAATCGGATCTCTTGGGTGGTAGAGGCTGATTGGCTTTTCGCGGAAGGTGTGAGCGGATCGCTGTAGCGTATCCCGGCTGACTCGCTCAATTCGTGTCGAGCCATCACGGTTGTAATATCTCAGGTCGCCCGCACGGGCTATCGGTGCCCAGATTTTTAGAAAGCCTGAATTATCTAATCGGGTAAAAGGGATTTGAAATTGATCGCAGTGCAGCATGGCAGAAGAAGAATTCTGCCGCACCGTTCCCAAAAGAAAAGCCCGGCGTGAACCGGGTTGGGTGAGTAGAGGTAGAAATGGAACGTTTAATATTTTGTGCGCAATCGCCTATCTAATATATCTTACGAGCTGTCAAGGGGAACAGTGCAGCAGATTTTGGGCTGTTTTGGATGGAAGAAGGGACAACTCTAGGCGCGTTATACCTCCAGTTGGGGATTGATCCTGAGCAATACACGCTAGGACTGGAACTTGCTCGGCAGCAGGCAGCGCAAACCGGATTAGAGATTGAGCGGCTATTGCGTGGCAAGCGTGGCATGGCTGGTAACCTCGATCTTCAACCTAAAGTTGATTTTAGCCAGCTTCACGCGCTGAATAAGTTGTACGACGTAAAAGCCAAACACGCTCGCTCGGTTCAGTCGCAATTTAACAGAGAGAGGTTAACACCAAGGGTTAATACAAAACCTTTGGATGACGCAATTTTTAAGCTGAAGCAGTTTGAGCAATCCCATCGGCAAGCGTCGAGGGCTGCTGCGATCAATACTCGTGTGGGTGTCTCCACGTCGGCAAGTGGTAGCACTGCGGGTTTTCGTTCGTCAGGGGCTGGGATTACGGCTGAGGATATCGGTCGCGCTGTTGCAAAGGCGATGCGCCCAAGTGCAATTAGCCGGGCAGGTGGGGCAATCAGCGGTATTGCGTCAGCGCCCCTTCGTGCTGCTGGGAATGTTGTGGGGGAAGTGGGGCGAGGGCTTGTTTATGGCGCAACACAGCAAGTTGCAGCAGGATTAGGCAAAGGGCTGTCCAACGCGCTGGAGAAGCAGGTCGGTTCGACTTTAGGAAGCAGCGAACTAATTGGGGAGAAGATCGGCGGCGCTTTAACGAATGGGTTGCTGAATCATGTGAAATGGCGTGGGGATATGGTTGGCAAATTCCTTGAAGCCACCATTGAAAGGATTGACGACAAGAAGCTTAAAAAGCGACTGCAAGAGCAACTGGAAGAATTAAAGGCTGTTCCTGAGCAGGTGATGGGGCAGGCGATCTCCACATTGGGCGGCGGGCAAGCAATCACTCGTGAAGGACTATTCCAGCGGGGGCGCATTGAATCAGAGCGCAGGGGCAGAACTCCTGTTGCTCAAGAGCAGGCTACAGCAGAATGGCGGGAATCAATCTTGCGTCGTGATCGCATTCGTCAAATGGCGTCCAATGCTGCTCCACGTTTTGAAAAAGAACTTGCGTCATTACAGCCCCGGTTGATTGTTGCAGCGCGTTTGGTAGCAAAACTCCAAGACGAACTTGACAGCTTGCAACGAATAGATGCCCCTGACGACATTTTGCAGGACACTGCATTATCTCTCAGGCAGGCAAGTGCAAACGCCTCAGCCCTTGCGAATAGGGCAAAAGCCATCCAAGGGCAGCAAGACTTGATGCGGCGTGCGGTTGCAGAATCAGATCGCGAGGTTCGCAAGAGTTTTGCGCGAATGCAGCAAGTGACGACGCAACGGAATGAGCCTCAAGCGTTCCAGTCATTGTTTAGACAGGTTGCCCCTGGCGTTGCCATTGACAAGATGCCTGCACTTAAAGTTGCAGATACGTCCTTAGCAAAGGCTGGTGCAATTAGCCAGTACGATCCTGCTCGCAATGCGATCGAAGTAACGCGGGCGATGTATGCCGTGATCAAAAAAGGTGCTCTGACACCTTTGCAGATCAAAACGCTGAGAGAAGAATTAGAACATGCCGTAGATGCCGATTTTGGCTCATACCAAGGGATTCAAGCATTCAAGAATAATACAATAGTTGGAACCGCCGTTCAGCCAACGGTTGAAGAATTTGCGGCAATAGCTCCGGAACTAGGGTTATACGCTCCGGAGCGGCGGGGACTTGAACTAAATGCCAAGGTAAAAGCACTGCGGGGGACACAACAGACCCTGCAAGAACAAAACCGCCAACGGGTCATGGAGATAGCGCCAACTGCGCTATCAGGCAAATACCTCCTACAGCAGAAGCAAAGTAATTTATCTGGGCTAATTGCCAAGTTCCAACAACGAGCGTCCGACGCTACGAACAGCCCACAGGAGTTTATCCAAAAATATCAAGCCGTTTTTGATCAGTTGCAAAATGGGATCGAGAACCAGATGCAGATGGTTGAATCTGCCATTCAGGACGCTGGCTCTCTTGAAGATGTTGACGTATCTGGGTTCGAGAACTCGATCGCAAATATCAACGCCTATCTCCGCAGTATGGAGGCGGTTCTTGAAAAGTTTGAGGCAGGTGCCGATAAGTTCGTTGAGGCAGACCCAAATTTTGACCCGTGGGATAAAACGATCCGCCGATCTGCGCGGGGAATGCCGGGAGAAGAAAGTCCACGTCCGGCGTCAGATATTTTTGTTGATCCGAATTTTGATGCTTGGGCAGAAGAGCCAAAAGGTTTGGCTCGGGTTGCGCAACAGTCTTTGAATCCACGCGGTCTGTCAGCATCTGAACGCGCTGCCGAATTCGGACAGCGAGCAGGACAGATGGCGCGAACTACTATGGCGGCAACGCAAAAAGCTTTTAGCTTTGCGCAATCCGTAACAATGGGTCTAGCACATGAAATGCAGCAGATTCCCATTGCGCCATTAGTGCAAGGGATGGGCACTGCTGCTCACGCATTGGGGGTTATGGCAGGTGGTGCCTACAATGCTGCACAGGTCGCCGAATCAATCGCACTTGACGTTCTGCCAATGGGGCGCACTGCAAAAGGAGTGATTCAGCATGGCGTTATTCCTGCCGCTGCCTTTGGTGCTGCTACTCATTTTTTGCCAGGTGGGCAAATGGCAGCCGAAGGGTTGACCCATTTAGCGCAAGGTGCATTAGCTCCTTTGCAGCATGGTGTTGCTGGATCGCTTACTCAAACAGCAACAGACGCTCTATCAGTGCTGCCTAGAATCGGCGGGATTCAGCAAGCAGTCATCCAGCTAACAACAAATGCAATCAATCAGGTGGTCAGCACCGGAACTTCTGCGATCGCAGAAGCAGGCGTCGCATTGCTTGGAGGGAGGGCTATCACAACGGCGGCAAGCGCCCCCATGAAAGCACTAGCGGGCAGAATGTCGAATAAACGGCAGGCTTTATCTCTCCCCGCAGCGCAACAACCCGCGAAGATTCCGCTTGCACTCCCTCAGCCGGAATCGGTTCCAATCCCTGCGCAGACCGAGCAGCAATCATCTGCAATGGTTGTGCGTCAAACCTCTACACCACAGCAGCGAGCAGCGAACACTCGCGGCGAAATGGCTGCCAAAGATGCTCGTCAAAAAGTCAATCAGATGGCGAATCAAGCAGGTCAAGTTGTCGGCAGAGTCGCTGGGCAAATTGCGGTGACCGCAAAAGACGCGATTGCTGAAGCCAAAAAAATGGAGGCAGGGTTCGCCTCAGCATATGAGACGTTAAAACAGGCAATCAAAGAAGGCAATACGGATCTTGTGCGACAGTATCGCAACGAGATCGAAGATATGGCTGAAAAGAGTAAGGCTGCTATTGACGATCTAATCAAGGCTGCAAAAGACTCTGGAGCGAGCGAGTTTGGGTCTGATGCTCTTACAAAACTTGGGGGCATCAAGGGACGTTTTACGCAACGTCAGAACAATATTCGTAGACAGCTTGCGAAATTTGATCGCACACGCGCTGAATCAGGCGAGGATATTTCCGCTCAAGCTTTAGACCCCGCACGGATCGCGCTGCCAGCACTTAATGCAACGAAGGTAGCAATTCAGCAATCGGTTTCTGCCCTCAATCAAATTACGGCACAACTTGCCAAGATCGAAGCCTCGGATAATCTTGGCGATACGCTTAGAGAGGCAATTCAGTCAGATGCTGGCAAAGATCTGATTACTAACGCGGGTGGATATGCCGGGTCTCTTCTGGGCAAACAGCTTGGTCCAGTCGGCGAGCTTAGCGGCGATCTAATTGGGGCGTTGCTGACCAGACAAGCGATCGAAGTTGGTGGGGCTGGTAAGCGTGCAATCTCACGACTTCAGGCAGATGAAGCTTACAAAGCTGCGAGCGCTCTGCAAAAGTTTCGTCTCTTACTGGAAGAACTTAACAGAGAGATGCAATCTCAAGCTTTTTCTCAAAGTCAATCAACCAATCTTTTCGGCGATCTGACAGGATTCACGATCGGGAACCTTACTGCTAACTCGCCAATGGGATTCCCGTTATCAGGCGCACTTGCCGCAAGTGCAACAGTCCCACAACTCCAAAAAATGCGTGATGCAGTGTTGGCAAAACTGCAAGAGGCTGATCCCGGCATGGTAGAAGCGACTGGGGAAGATCTTAAAGCTCAGAAAATGCTCGATTTTAGCCGTCGTGGGATCAACCCAAGCAAAACAAAGAATCCAGCAGAGAGAGCATACCTGGAAGATGTTTTGCGGTTGCTTAACGACGCAATCAACGCAGCAGATCGATATGATGCCGCGATCAAACAAGCAATGCGAGCTGCCAACAAAGAGTATGAACAATCGGCTGAAGCAGTTCAAAAACTTGTCAACCCTGACTTTGACGAACTGAATCAACGAGTTGAAGAGTCCATGCGGAAAGTGTCGACAACAATGGACGAAATTGATAACACTATTCAAAGCCGTGATACTGCGGCTATTCGTTCTGCGGCTGAAGGCGCGCAGCAACAAGAATTCATGCGTCAAGCTTATGCCGAGCTTGACATGAAAGATCCCGACACGATCGCGCTCGGCATTGATGGTGGCATACCGCAAGAAAACAAATTCCTCAAGGCTCTTAGCGGTGACTTGAGCGACCTGATCAATAAATTCCCGAAACTAGCTAAGGGCGCTGCTCTTGCCGCTGGTGCTTTTGCGATACTTTCTGCAACACCCGTAATTGGTTTTTTGCGGGAATTCGCTTCAAGATCTTTATCTGCTGCTGCCGCGTTGGAATCTATGCAAGCACAATTTAAATTCAATTTTGGCGCTGAGTCCGCAGATCGATTAGATTCAGTGACCGAAAGCGCAGTCAGCCTGCGGCAAAACATTCTTCAAACGCGTCAAGCCTATTTAGAATTTGCTGCGGCGACCAAAGGCACTCCACTTGAAAACGTTTCAGACCTTGCCTCACAAGCTATTAATCAAGCTGCATTGGTGCAAGGGTTAGACCCTGAACGCCAACAACGTGCACAAGTCGCCATCACTCAGATCGCATCTAAGGGACGACTGAGCGCTGAAGAAGTCCGAGGTCAGTTAGCAGAAGCATTGCCAGGGTCAACCGCCATCTTTGCACGATCGCAGGGCATGACCGTCCGCGAATTTAGCCGCGCTTTGGATCAGGGGCAGTTCAGCGCAGAGGATGCACTTCCTAAATTCCTGGCTCAGTTACAAGCTGAAACCGGCTCAGGTGTTGCAGATGCGGTCAATACGACCGCTGCCGCCATGACCAATCTCAATAACCAAACACAGTTACTGCAAGAGTCTGTTGGTAAAGGTTTGCAGCCTGTCCAGAAGCTCGGCATCAATGCGCTGGCTAGCGGGTTGGCATTAGTCCGGACGGTGATTGAGCCTGTGATTCAGTTGCTTGGCGCTGTGGCGATCGCTGCACTTGGTAAATTTGCAATGAGCCTCGCAGCATCCGGCGCAGCCGCAAAAGGCTTTGGAGCATCGATTGCCTTTGCACAGTCAGGGCTGAAAGGATTCTTTGCTCTACTCAATAGTCCGGCTAACTCAATGGCAGGATGGGCAATCGGCATCTTTGGCGCAATGGAAGCGTTCAAAATCATTTCCACCAACTTCAAAGATGCAGGCGGAGCGGCAAGACAATTTGCCCAGGATTCCGAGAAAGCATTGAGAGACTATGACCGCAACGTCCAAAACACCAAACGCAATCCATTCGGCGTAGACTTCGGCGCTCCCAGCAGCCTTGAAACTGGAGTAGTCGGATCCATTCTTGGCACTGAGGGATCACGATTTGTCGAACAAACCGGGCAAAACCTATTGCGTGAAGGTTTCAGGTATCAGTCCGGGGCTAATAAAGGCGAAGTTATGAACGTCGCGATACCTGAATGGGTGCCCGGTCTTGGCGGCAACAATTTCGCACCGGGCACCACGCTAGCTGAGAAGCAGGCACAGGATAGAGAACTAGCGTTTGACGATGCAGCGAAACAGTCAGGGATTGTGATCGATCGGATCCGCTCTGCAACTCGTGGGCAGTCAGCACAGGAGATTGTTGGGCTGAATTCTCGGATCCGCGACATCCAAACTCGACGGAACGCACTGACACCCGATAGGGCAAACGATCAGGAACGAGCGCGACTCACTGAAGAGGAACGCAGACTCACCAACCAACGGACGAAATTAGAAGAGCCGCTGAGATTTTTGTCAGGGCGCAATGCGGCGGCAGTGGAATTGTTCCGCAAGGCACGCGCTGAAGCCACCGATGAGCAATCTTATCAAGAGGCTAACGCTCAATTGCAAATGGCGATCAAGGCTCAGGAGGAACTCAACCGTCTCATGAACCTTGCAGCCAAATCGGCGGCACAGATGAAAATCGAGTTAGAGCAGGTTGTCGGCAAACTCGCTGAAGCCAATCAGCAAAACGAGATCTTGGCTGCCAACTCACGGGCTAACGTTGCCGAGAATCAGTTAGCAGGAATCAGCGAGGGCGTTGCAGCATATCAGTCCTTTATTAATGCGCAGACTGAAGCCTCTACCAAGATCGCTGCCAATAATGAGGCGATTGCCAAGACTGCGCAGATGCTTGCTGATGTCAACGTTCAACGAGTATTAACCGCCAACAATTTCACGTCTGAATCCTCTCCGGCGGATATCCGCGCCAAGGCTGCACAGATGGGCGAAGGCGAAGATCGGGATCTGTTGGAGCAAGCCGCGTCCCAAATTGAGACGATCAACAACACTCGCCTCGACAACGCCAACACAAACGCTCAACTGAAAGAAGCTCAGGCACAATACGTCACACGGATTCGCGAACTTGCCAAGTCGGTGCTTGATTTCTATCGGGGCATTGAGCAGCAGGCAGCAGAGACAGCATTGGCAACACAACAATCGATCGTTCAAGCAAACACGACCGCAGCTCAAACCCGACTACGTGCAACGCTGATCGGCTTTCAAGAGTCGTTCACGAACGACTTTGTCAATGCGCTGATTGATCTCGTGGAGACGCTGAACAAACCTCTGAACGATGCGATCGCCGCTCAACAACAAATTCTGTCAGCTCAATCCCAATATTTCCAAACGCTGCAACAGGCAACCAACCTGCAACAACAGCTACCGCAAAGCGTACCGATCAACGCGGGCGACACGGCATTAGGTGGTCAACCGCAAGTAACCGGCACTGGCGCGGGTTCGCTACCGGTTCAAGGTGGCACGATTGCCGGAGCAATGCCGGGCGTACCCGGTGCAATTGCCGTCCCAAACACCCTAGCCGGTCAATCGCCCAACCAAATAATGGGCGCGCTGCAAGGATTCAACTCAATGGATCTCAACGCCGCCGCCAGGTTCAGCGGTCAGGGCATCCAACAGGGTGTAAGTCTTGCCGGTGCTAATTATCAGATGACCGTCGGCAATATTCAGCGGCAACTGCAACAGCAACAAGCGATGGCAGCAATTGAAGCTGACATGGGGCGTTCCAACGCACGCCTATCTTTGTTCCGCGCCAATCGGGAGATGCAGCAACAGGGGATTGGAATTGGGCGATCGGTTCAGGATCTCGCATTGCGTGGGCAAGTGCAAACGCCTGAAGTGGAGTTTCAGCAACAGCGACTGCAACTTGATCGCGAATTCGAAGATCAGATCCGGTCGTTCAGTGACTTCCAACGCGGCTTAAGTCAAACCATCCAACAACAAGAGATGCTGCGGGGCATGATTCAGTCGGGGCAACTTCCCGGCATGGAAGAATTCCTCCCCGATATTGAGGCGACGATCAGCAATGCCCGCAACGAGTTCTCGATGCTCAATCGCAACATCGTTGATTATCGACAGGCTTACGAGAATGCCTTGGCACAGCAGGCGCAGGAGTTCAGACGAGCTGAAGAATCCAGACGCTTTGAAGCCGCGCAACGGATCGCCAATGCTCAAGTTTCAGGGCTGAGAGGAGAAGCACAACTCGCCCGCAATCAAGGCAGAGCCGGGCTTGGCAGATCGCTTGACTTTCGAGCGTCAGCGGAAGAGTTGAACATCAACTTCAGAGCGCAGATTAAGGAACTCGAAGACCTTCGCTACAACAATATTCTGACGGCTGAGGAGTTTGACAATCTCAAGGCGGCGGCGGAACGGGCTAACAGCGTTTCGATGCAGAACTTGATTGAGGAGACTGATCGGGCAGAACGGCAAGCACGCTTGGCAGTTCAGCAGCGACTAGCATCCACAGAAGCAGGTCTGATGAGATCTCGCGCCGCGCTGTCCGGAATCCGTGGAGATGATATCGGATCTCAGCGGCTCAACCTTGAAGCGCAAATGGTCGAAACCCGAGCCGGGCTATCTCAGCAGATGGAAGATTTACGCCAACTCAGAAGCGAAGTAGGGCTGACCAATCGCGAGTACGCCCTAATGGCTGAGCAAATCAAAACCACCAACCGGCTAGACATGCAAGCGCTGAAAGAACAAATGAATCAGCTCGGACAAGGCATCACCTACTCGCTCAACACAATGCGCCAGATGG